CTTTAGGAAAGAGATTACGGCGGCAAACAATGCCAACAGCACTGTGTATGGGTGTTTGATCTCCCCATCCTGTATGTGGTATAGAGAGTCGGGTAATGGCAACATATCTGCACCCGGCACTGCGACTGTCACAACATCAGCATTTGCACCCAGTACTCTAATGTACGTGGGTAGCAATTTCCGTTATTGGAGGGGAAATTATAAATTTAAATTCCACTTTTCCAAGAGTAAGATGCATGGAGGCCGTGTGTTGATTTCTTATGTGCCTTATACCCGCACCTATGCTAGTGCTGCAGGATTAACATCCGGTCTTACACCTAGTGAAGTATCACTAGAGGGTTATTGCAAGGCATTTGACCTTAAGGATGGGTCCGAAATTGAATTTGAGGTGCCTTTTTCACATATTAATCCATATGCCGGGTTTTATGATGTAGTTGGGAACATTACTGTGGACATTACAAATGTACTGCAGACACCAGGGAGTGCAGCATCAACAATAGATATGTTAGTGTTTGTATCAGCAGTTGAAGGGTTTGAATTTGCAACCTTAGCACCTAGTATGTTAGATTCCACCCACCCTGCTTCAGATCAGCGCACTTCTGGTTTGTATCTCCAGTCTGGGGGTGTCTCCAATATGGAGATGTCGTCCAAGGTTGTAGGAGAGAAGTTTAGATCAGTTAAGCAATTGATGATGGTACCCGATTGGCATGTTTTTGATGCAGCCAATACTTCTATTACGGATTTTTGGCTATTTCCCTTCTTCCGCAAGTTTTACGTACCGTCTGTCACAGGCACTACTCCATTGCCTGATTCGTCACAGGCATTGTATTATGGAGGCAAAGTAGGGCGTGTGCTCGACATGTATGCATTTTGCAATGGCTCAACTTTATGGACCATTACCCATGATGCACCCAATTCGAGCTACGTTGGGTTGTCTGTGATCCAGCGTGGTAACGATGCAGGTACCAGCATTACTGATGTGGCCAGCATTTACAACAGAGATTCTGTTGTGGATAGCGGTTTTAGGATGCTCACCAACGACAGCACACTACGTGTTGTTGTACCAGCGTATAGCAAACTTTCTCGTATTTCACAGTCGGTTTTTAATTGGGCAGCAGGATTTATTGGTACGGCGTTGTCTTCCACCGTTAATTCCACTATAGCCAGAGCTGGTGTGCTGAATGTTATGTTGGCACGCATTAGGAACACGAGTGGAGCAGCTGTGAGAGTTTCAGTTGGAAGAGCAGCAGGAGACGATGCGTATTGTTCACAATTTATCGGTCCGCCATTGTGTTGTCTGTTCCAGTCAACAAAAGCCACTTCACCAAATCCTTCGCCTTCCAATTTTTAGAGTCTTTCTTAAGACGGGTTCGTAAAACCTTCCCTTCCTTGGGTAAATTGAACTGTTTAACGTTTCTAGCATAGTTAGCTGGAAAAGAAGGCCAGCAACTCCCTGCTAGGGGCGTTCACAGGCTTCTGTTTATACAGTGCCTCCTGTGAAAGACAGGTTTTTAAAGCAGAAAAACGATCTGCGGTTGCACTTTGTGCAATGTATA